GAAATTAAAGAAAATCATTTGAAGCATATTGAAAAAGATGTTTCAAAAATTGACACTAGACTTTGGGCTATTTTGTTTATGATCGTTGCACTTGCGGCGTCAAATGTTTTAGCCACATGGTTTAGTTAATGCTTAATATTTTTACAATCAACAACAGCGGTTTTCCACATCATTATCTATCCAATCCTTTACATTATCTACGCAATCAAGTTTCAACTTGGTATCCAACAATAAATTTCCAATTACACAGATACAACAAAAAACAACACAGGTTTGATACTGTTTATAAAATTGGCACAAACTTCATACACAGATCAGGACACATAATTTTAGCCGCACAAGGTTATGATGACATGATCTTACAACACTTACAGAACATAGCAATTTGGTTTGAAAGATTTGACAAGTACGTGATTGTAACAGGTGAAAACACAAATCAGTCTGCAAATGACATAGCAGAAAAATACAACAGCATTGGTTTTAAAAGTTTGATCATGATAGACAAGATCAATGAACAGTTCAAAAAGTTTGAACAAACTCTAAAACAGAGACCTATAGTTTTAGGTGAAAATGAAAACAACCATTTTGGTTTAGATCTGATTGGTAATTTTGCTGTAAACAACAAAAAGTTTTCAACTTACACACACCCTCTGCAAGAAGAAAAACATCTAAAAAATTATATTGCTTCTGCAATGAAATATCTAGATGAGGGTGATATACGCTATTTGCACAAAAGAAAACGCACATAGACGCCTGTACAGTGGGGTCAAAGCCACCACCTGGGGTGTAAGTACCACCGTTATTTTGAGCCGTATTTTTCTTTTGCTTTTGCTAACACATCAAGTGCATTTACTGGTGCTGGTTTTTCATCAATGCCTAAAGCTTCTTTAATTGCTTTACTCAAACTGTTGTCGTTGGTTCTATGCTGGACAATAGCCCAGTTCTTTTTACGACCCAATCTTTTTAACAATGATCTGATTGTTTGTACTATTTCTGTTTGCACATTATCAAAGTCATATTCCTGATCGTACATATCACCGTGTATCCAATCAACCACTTGCTTGTTATCAGCCCACACTGAAAGTTTAGTGCCAATTGTTGCACCCATTTCAACTGCGTGTTCCAATGCTGTTTGGATAGCAACTAGTTCTGCTGTTTTTATATCTGTTGTTGGTAGATCTGTTGTAACTGGATCTATGTTGTTTTTGTTTTCTGTTGATGTTCCATCAATTCCACAAACTGTTTTAGTTGTAATTCTTCCACTAAAGCCCGATGAACAACTGTCATCTTTTTGTATTGCTGAAGTGTAGTAAGTTATTTTTGCCATAACATTCTCCTTTTTTAAAAAGCTATGCTTTTATTTAGCTAAATATTTTGTAGGAGAAAATTATGACAACAGACAAATTTAAAAAATTTATAGAACAACCAGTACAAATTAATTTAGAAGCAGTAGTAGAAAACAAATACAAAGTGATGTTTGCAACACCGTGTTATGGTGGGATGGTCAATGAGGGATTTCACAGAAGTATGATGTACTCACTGCAAAAATTTTACTTGCACAAAGTACCTTTCCAAATTGCAACTGTCACAAATGAAAGTTTAGTAACAAGAGGCAGAAACACATTGGTGCAAATGTTTTTAGAAAGTGATTGCACACACTTGATGTTTATAGACAGTGACATAAGTTTTAACGGTGATTACATTTTAAAAATGTTATGGGACACATTGAGAGATGATGTTGAAATTGTAACAGGAGCATATCCAATGAAAGGTTTCAATTGGGACAGCATAGTCAACGCAGTAAAAAATAATCAAGCTGATGCAAAAACAATTGAAAACTACAATGCAAACTATGTAATAAATTTTGCAACAGAAGAATTCAAACTACAAAAAGGTTTGATTGAACTAAAAGATGCAGGCACTGGATTCATGATGATACAAAGAACTGCGTTAGACAAGATAATAAAAAAATATAAAAAACAACTTGAGTACAAACCAGATTTCAAAGGTTGGGAAAATATGAAAAACTTTTATGCAATCTTTAACACTGGTGTAGAAGGACAGGGCTTGTTAAAAAAATCTACAACAAAAAGATTTTTATCTGAAGATTATTATTTTTGCAGACTTGCACAAAGTTGCGGAATAAAAATATGGTACGATCCTAAACTGATGTTGCATCATCATGGTACGTATGAATTCAAAGGACAACCAAGTTTGATGTTAGAAAGTAAAAAAGATGGCTAAAAGAACTTTTAAAATTTTAGAAACATTTTTTTCTAACAAAAATCCCAACAAAGAAATACAAATACAAGCACTAGATAAAGCATACATTGTTTGTCATAAAGATTACAATTTGTTTTTAAAATGCAGATATAATTTTAATAACATCGTTGGATCACAAAGCAGAAAATATATTGCTTGTTATTATTTGCAAAAAGGAAGTGCTGAACTACAAGCTGAAAGATACAATATGCAATTAGGCAAAGAAGTTTTTATTGTGAAAGAAATGACCTTTACTGCTGATAATCAAATAACTTTGAAAACATTGGATTAGTAACAAGGTGATCTCTGTTTTTGTCAATTAGCTGATCTGCTTTTTGTGTTACTTTGACATGGCTGTAATGTTTTTCTAACATCTTAATACTGGTACCCATTTGTAGTGCAACTGCACCCCAGTCGTTAGTGTGTTGTAATCTTTCTGTTGCGTAGGTGTGCCTCAAACTGTACTGCACTCTTTTTTCATTTTGCGAGTTGTACTCCATACCTGACCATTTTATGAAGTTACCCCATATGTTGCTGAAATCTTTATGGTTAGGCCAAAGGCTCTTTTTCAGTGATATATCTAGCTTTTTGTACCTTTTTACTCTTTCATCTATGATCTTTTTGCATACAGGATCAGCCAAAACTTGCCTAGCATTTTGTTTATTTGTCTTACCTTTTATGCTGATCAGATAACAGCTTTCACCACTTTTAGTTTTGTATGACTCTATTTTGTTTGTGCCTACTTGCATAAGTTCTTCTGGTCTGCAACCTGTACCTAACATCAATAAACTGTAATCACGTAAGTCCATTCTGCTTGTTAGTATACGATCATCCGGTGATCTATCTATAAACTCTCTCAACTTGCTGTCTAGTTTAGGTACCTCACTTGATGTAAAATGTGGTCGTCTGTTTGTGTCAACGCTACCTAGTTCTATATCAGGCATATCTGTTTTGCTGATCTCACCATCTTTAATTGCAGTTTTGTAAATCATTCTTAACACATTGAGTTCAAGTCTTATTGTGTTGTCACTGGGCTCCCATTTTAAGAAGTTTGTGTTACGCCATTTTTTATAATTTGTGATGTGCCTTATAGATATTTCATTCAAGTTCTTACCTTTAAAAAAAGGATTCAAGTATCTGTCGATTGTGCCTTTTGCACCTTTATGTTTTCTTATTGCTGTCCTGTTTGTTTTTGTGTCAAGTGTTTCTAAATACCTTTCAGCCATCTTACTGAACTCTACATTGTGTATAGAGACACCCTGTTTAATTTTGTACTTGCTCTGGTCATATAGATCTGTTGCAATATTTTTTGCTTCATCTAAATTTGCAGTACCACTGCTTTTTCTTATTGGCTTGAAACCTTTTAGATTGATGTAGATCTGATATGCGTTGCTACCATCTCTTTTGTGTAGTGTTATTGCGCCGTCTCTTAATTTTATCATTGTGTAAAAATTGTGTAAAACATATATGATTGTGCAATAAGATCAACCATAAAAAAACACAGTAAAATAGCTATTTTTTGTTGTTATTGCTAGGTTTTTTTGCTGAACTGCTTTTTTACAAATGTTCTTGTGCAGTCAGATTGTTCCATGATTGCTTGTTTATTTTGTGTAAAATTTTGTTGTGTAAAGATTGTGTAAAGAGTGGTGCCGCTTGTAAGATTCGAACTTACCACCTACTGATTACAAATCAGTTGCTCTACCAAATGAGCTAAAGCGGCATTTATTTTGCAGTGACAATATACTAAAAAATTATTATAACAAGATCAATGGACAAAATAAAAAACGAGTTGATGGTCAAAATTATACAAGACTATCGCTGGTCATTAGCTGACCACAGAGATGAATTTGTTGACAAGATAGTTGAACAGGTCGAAGGTGGAGAAATTACAAAAGAAGATCTGCTAGAGGCAGAACAAGACCTAGTAAAATGGGAAAAGGACATTTGGGAGTTTGGAAAGTTAAAAGGCAATTACAACGATGCATTCATATACAATTATGTGGCGTTGGCTATGAATGATATTTTAGATAGACTGGGTGGTGATGACAGTTAAAAAAACAAATGATGATCCAGTTGAATTTGAACTAGAAGGAAATGTAAAGTTTTCACTTGCTGGTTATGACACAGTTGAAAATTGGGTAGTACAAGAAAGTGACACAGAGGTCAGAGCTCTGTTAGTCAACATAATTGAACAGTTGAAAAAAGATTAGTTATACCAATTAACTATTGCGTATCTAGTACCAAATGTAATTGGAGCCACTGAATGTGGAAACAAGAAATTGCTAGGAAATATCAAAACATCTCCAGTAACTGGCTGTACCTCTTTTATGATAGTGTCACCGATGTCATTCCAAAATTGAAATTGGCCACCCATATACTCATCGTTTAACATAACACTGATGCTTAAAGTTCTAGCGGCACCTTCATAGTGATCTACGTGTGTATTGAATCTACCTTCTACATCATATTTTAGGAATTGGCTGTCTATCCTTTTTACAGGTGGTACAAATGAAAATCTATTTCTATAGATGTTGATTGCGTCCTGTAATAGATCTTCCAACAATTTATTTTCTTTTATTATTTTAACACCACAGTCACGATGTTTTTTCATGACTCTGTTACCTACTGGTGTTGCACTTGTGGCTTCTAGCAAATCTTTATCATACATTTCAATCATCTGATCACATTGAGCTTTGTTAAACAAAGGATATGTTTTTATAAACTCCGTAACATTGTACGATTGACTGACTCTTTCTTGCATATAAATACTTATGACTTGCAATTACTGACTCCTTTCAATCCAGCCATATTGCAAGTTTACAAGTATAGAGGCTAGGGAGGGAGACTGAACTAGCCTCACTAACAAGGAAACGCAAATGAACAAAAACAAAGTAGAACAAGAATACACAGAAATTCTAAAAAAATTAGCAGAAGGATATTTTGACAAAGAAGTTGATCACGCTCATGAGTTGTTTAGTGACGCGGCGTGGCCAGCACAAGATGATCCACACTACATAAAGAAAACAACTTTTGTCATCAACGCCAGAGTTGCACACTTAAGATTGTTAAAAACTTTAGCACAGCACATAAGTGGTGCAGTACATCCACAAGGTGAAAACAGTATGCTTGAAAAACAACAAGCAGATAATTTAATGCAACAAGCAAAGACTAGGATAGCAAACAAATTAAAAAAAGATGAAGAGTCAAAAGTCATCAACATAGATCCTAAAGCAAAAAATGAATAATGGCATATATTTCATTCAAAGAGTTTGTAGATGTACAAAACATCATCGATGGTAGAGACACACCTGAACTGCACATTAAAATTTGCGATTGGTTAGAAAAAACACAAGACGAACCTAGACGTATTTTGCAGGTGTTTAGACACGCAGGTAAATCTCACTTGACCTGTTTATACATTGTTTGGCGTTTGTTAATTGATCCAAACTTCCAGTGCATATTGATTTCTGCAAAAAGAAACATAGCGTTAAGAAACAGTCTCATGATTAGATCAATCATAGAAACAAATCCGCTAACAAAACATCTAAAGAATGAACTGTATCAATGGCAAGCACAAAATTTTACAGTTGATAGAGAAGTAGTATCTCTAAACCCGTCAGTTGCAATATCCAGTTTGGGATCACAGTTGTCAGGACTACACGCAGACTTGATTATCGGTGATGACTTGGAAACATCTGACAACAGTTTGACACAAGAAAGCAGAGACAGAATCAAAGAGCGTGTGCAGGAGTTTGGTAAGATTGCAAAAAAAATTGTGTTGCTTGGTACACCACACAGCAATGACACGCTGTATGACCACCTAGTAAATGTTGGCTACAAGATAGAAAAGATACCTGTCTATGATCCAGAGACAGAAGAACTTGCTTGGCCTGATCATCCAGATGGTCAATTCAGTTGGGACTGGTTAGAAAGATCTAGACAAGAATCCACAGAAGGTGATTTCAAATCACAT